ACACCCTAAAAAAGGGAACCATTTCTGATTCCCTTTTAAATCTATTATGAAAGATTATGCTACTACTAGTGCAGCATCAATTGTAAACGCTGGATTAACTTCCTGAGACGTAATTACAACAGTATAACCATTACGATCTGCAAAGGTTGCTCCAGTCGCTGCTGTTGCAGATGAAGTATAGCATCCTTTGTCTAAACCGAATATCCAATATACGCTATTAGCGTCTTCGAATACTACGATCATGTTTTGGTTTTGGGCTGCTAAAAGAAGTTCGTTTCTTTTGTCTGCCGCCATTTTGTTGAAAAATAATGATAGGTTTTTCTCGAAGTAAAGAGTTCCGTTTTCTACTGAAACCGTCGCTACCTCTTCATAACCTGATGTTTGACGTGGGACATCCCATGTGAAAAAGTCAGATGGACCTACTGCACTACCTCCAACAGTAATTGCAGATACATTACCTGCTGCTTGGACATATGAGTCCGCCGGACCATTTAGAACGAATGCTCTAACAATGGAACCCGCTGAATCGATACAGTCTAAAGCGATGTTTGAATTAATATTACAAGACATATTTAAAGTTGTTTTTTTTAAAAAAGAGGAGACCCAAAGATCTCCTCAATTTGGTTTAGGTTGTGGATTATAGTCCGTTTACTGCTACTTGGTCTACAGAGTAAACTCCAAGACCTCTACGATAATACGCTCTCAAAGCTACTTGATCAGAATATGGATTGTATGGCATGTTGATAGTTTCTTCATCTGATAATAATCCTGTTGCGAAGATTACATATTTAGATGGGAAAGCCATGATAGTTTGTGTTCCGATGAAACCTTGAGCTTTAACTAACTTTGCACTTGTTCCAGGTAGGATGATATCTCCTTCACCTTCGCCGAAAGAATAGTTAAATGCGTTTTGAGCAACTAACGCTCTAACTGCCATTCTGAATAATGCCGGACTCAAAAATATTTTGATATCGTCCATCATTTTTACTCTTTCATCTAATGCATCATATACATCGTTTAAATCGTCGATGATTGTTGCTACTGTAGATGCTACTGCTTGTGCAGATGATTGTGCACCGTTTGCTACTGTTACTTGGTTTAATAACTCAGTTCCAATGAAAGTTGAGATGTTTTGTTGGATAGAATCAGCAACGTAGTTAGCGATAACTTCTTCGAATACTAATTCTTCTCCACCTGCTGCACCTGGCTTCATTTGTTCTGACATCCAGTATGCTCTCAATTCTGTTGGGCATAGGTTTTGTGCTATTGCTTTGTCAGAGACTGTTACTGGGATTTGATCGAATGTTAATTGACCTGCTGGAGTCATATCACAATCTCTATCTTGTTCAGTAATAGTTCCTGAAAATACATTGATTGATGAAGTTCCTGCTGAAACACCTGTGCGTATTGCTACGTTTTGGATTTCTTCTGTTGAAAGGATTGCCTGCGATAATAATTCCGTGTTCTGCGAAGTATATGCTGCTAATCCTGCTAAATTAAATGACATAATTTTAAATTAATTTGTTTTGGTTTGGTTTAAATTACTTTACGTTTCTTCTCATTTTAGAAAGTAATGCAACTCTAGAATCTTCTGCGATTTTTGCTGCTTTTGCTTCTGCCATGAAAGATTTCTTTAAAGGTTTAGAGGCAGGTAAATCTGCTACTGCTTCAAATCTCTCAGTTAATACTTCAAGGTTTGCCTTTAAATCTTTGATTTCTGCTTGGTATGGTGCGATTAACTCTGCAATTTGACTAACGAATTCCTCAGCATTGAATACTTCTGTAGTAGTTTCCTCTTTTGCTTTAGCTAATTCTTCCTCAATAACCTCTTCTTCAACAACCTCTTCAACAGGTTCTTCTTCTTCGGTTTCAATTGCAAGGATTTCTCCCGCCTCACCAACTGTTATGATAGCACCGTCTTTTGTAGAATGTTTACCTTCTGGAGCCGTTACCGCTTCTTCTGCATCAGTCTGAACAAATAATGTTGCTCCTACTTCTAATGCACCGTCAGTGTATACGATTGTTCCGTCAGATAATTCTGCTTCTTCAAGTTTTGTGTCTACCACATTTTCTACTGCTGCTTCTTCTAGGTTAGTATTGATTGCCTCTACTTTAGGGGTATCTTGTCCTAACATAACTTTAACAGCGTTTAATGCGTCTTTTACAGTCATATGAATATAATTATAATTTGGTTTGTTTGATAACTTCTTGTTATCTACTTCTATATATACTAATGTCCTAGAATGACATTTTTAGGTCTAGATCCCCCAAATAGCGCACTTGCATAGTTGCGTAGTGTGCTAGAGAGTATACTATTGGTCTTGTTTCTTTCTGCTACGTTTAATCTCGTAGATACGTATTACGTTTAATACTATACCTGTTACGATCAATGCGAGTGTTAACCATTCATTCCAGTTCATCACTACTGCTCCACTTCCTCCAATTGTTGCCAAATTTGCTGCTGTATCTTTAATTTCTTCCATTATACGTTCTTTTCTAGAAAAGCACCAGATATAGAATATCCTTGTAGTTCTCCTGACTTGATTTTTTTCCAGGTTTCATCATCATTGATTTTGTATGACAAATACCAGTCTCCTACACTAGGTTTAAAACCATATAGAGTTGATTTGTCTTTGTCTTCATCTTCTACTATCCATGACTCTAATAGAGTATTCTTCTGAGTCACTTCCATGTCATGATTGATGTCCGTGTTGTTTTGGTTATTATTACTAAAGAATTTCTGCGCGATCTCTTTAATTGTCTCCTTTGAAAAGAATACGAAATACTCTTCGCCATTCTCTGCTATTCTTGGTATTAGTGCATTGCTAGTCATCGCAGGACCTACAACTATTTGTTTGTCTTCATCAATTTGGAAATCCATTCTTGATAATGATTTAGTAAACTTGTTTGAAAAGTTCCAAGAATACCATTGTTTTGATTTCTCTTCTGCTGCTCTAGTTGTATATCCATCATACGGTCCGTGATCCTTTCCGCGTTTAGTATTATTACCTGTTTTTACTAGAACTGCTGATCTACCTTCTTTTACCATACGATATTGTGTCCACCTATGGCGACAATTTACACCTGCGGCATATTTAAACAGATCATATGAGCTAGCTTGGGTGCCTGCCTTCACTATGAATTGACTTGATAGTAGTGCATTAGTAGACATTCTCGTAATCTCTTCTCGTGTAAATACTTTAGTTTTACTTTGCATCAATAATGCTTTACATAGAGGTCTAGTTCTTGTGTCTAAAGGACCTTCATATTTGTATACTGTTTTAAATTCTTTGTCTGCACCACTTCTTCCGATAATTCCGAGTGCTCTAATTGCATTACCTATAGCAGTAGAACCTTCTTCTTCTTCAAAGTTATGAGATAGTTTTTCTTTCTCTACTTGATTAATCTTGCTTTCTGCCCATGATTTTGCTGATTTACCACCCCATAGAAGGTATGATATAGTTCCACATGCTTCATTATCACTAGGATCGTAATAGGTTTCTGCTCTAGATAGGTAACTATACATTCTTTTAACCGTATCGAAAGAGATAGGTTTACCCTGTGCTAGTTGTTGTGCTCTCTGTTTACCTACTAGAGTTGCACACTTGTTATCTATTGCCTCATTTAATTCGATGCCTCTCGCAGCATTATTCTTTACAGACTCTGGATAGTCAGAATAACTTTCCATGTTAATAATCTTTTGGTCTATTTCTTCATCAAGATCTACTATAATAGGATTCTCTAATTCTTCTCCTAATTCATCAGACATTTTAATGACACTAGAGACAAACTCATCTATCAAGTCTTGTTGTATATCTTCTGCAAACTCTTCTGTCACTAGATCATCCGAGAATGCCATCCAGTTAATACCTATCGCCGGTGAGGAAACCAGAGATACAATATCAATTCCAGTAATTGTGTCTATTTCCTCGGGGTTGATTAATAATTCTACTATTCTTTTCATATTATATCTATTAGAGTGATGCTAGGTCATCTATTTTTTTGTCTGCTTCTTGTTGTGAAGTTACATCTGATGCTACAACGTATGCTTTAACCGGTGCTGCTTGATTTGCTCTTTCACCAATTCCAACTTCATTATCAATATTCTGATTCTCATTTGCAGCATCGAGTGCGGCACTAGGATCGATTCTTGGTATTGCAGTGTTAGAAACAGAAGGTGCTGATACACTACCTTTCTCACCAGGTATTTTAGTAGACATAATGTTTTTAACTTGTAATAGACCACCTGCAATTGTAGTTGCTGCAGCGATATATGAGAATGGTGGTGGTAATTCTGCTAGCGCTTTACTGGCACCTTGGTATGTATTGATCGCGGTCTGTGCAGCGGCAGCACCTTTACCAATTGCTGAGTTTTCTCCTGCTAGTTGAGCAATAGAACCAAAGGCATTAGCAGTTAATGATAGTGTTGCATCTGTTTCTTTCTTCTTTAGATCTTCATTATACTTTGCTTCATCTTTAGCAAGCATCTTTCTCTTTTGAGTAAATGAATTTCTAATCTTTTGCTTTTGTTCTTCAGTAGCATTTAGTTTTGAAATATCTTCTAGTGTCTTTTGCTCTTGGTAATCTAATTCCGCTTGTGCTTTAGCGAAACCTTCTTCCATATCTGCAAGGTCCATTTGCTTTAATTGATCTCTAACTGCTATTTCATCATCTACTTTCTTTTGAGCAGCGGCAGCATCAATAGCATCCTGTTCTTCTTTTGCTTTCTTGTCGTCTTCTTGTTGTTTTAACTTTAGATCTCTTGCTGCTTGTAATTCGTCTGCTTCTTGTTGACGTAATTCTCTACCTACTTTGGCAGCATCATACTCAATGGTTTGTAGTTGAGTAGTTTGATCGATTAGACTTGCTTTTAGTTCTGCAATCTCTGTCTCTACGTCTCTTCTCTCTTGGTAATTGTTAGTTAGTGTTAATTGTGCCTCTGCAGATTGAAGAGCAATTTTAGTATCTTCCATCTGGTTTAACTGCAATTGTTTAGTTGCTTTGTTAACCTTGTCTAGTGCAGCGATTCTTTCATCATAGGATAGTGTAGTATCTTCTAATATCTTTTTCTGCTTTTCTATTTCTTGATTTAGTTTAGCATTCTGAATAATAGTAGTTTTACGAAGACCTGCAAGTTTCTTTTCTGCTTCAAATTGTTGATCTACTGCTTCTGTTGCTTCTACTACACTATCTTTTAGGGTATTGAATGCACCACTAAAATCACCTTTTACTACAAGTGATAGTGCTTTACCTACATTAGAGACTATTGCTCCAAGACCTGCCATTACTTTCTTTAGTGCTTTTGCACCACCTTCTAGGTTTGTAAAGTAATTTACTAGTGAAATAACAAGAGGTATTAGTAATCCAATTCCTGTTGCTGCTATTGCCGCTGATGCTGCTTTACCAAATAACTTTGAGGCTTTAGTCGATAGACCAAGACCACTTGCTACTTTGGTTAAACCTTTAGACATAATACCAAACCCTTTTCCGAGATCTCCAAAACTTGCTTTTAGATCTCCTAGTGTTTGTTTTACTTCATCTGCTCTTTTAGCAAAGAATCCTTGTTTCTTTGCGGCGTCTTCTGTAGACTTTCCTGCTTTGTCGAGTGCAGAGGTTAATTCGTCAACAGAATTAACTGTTTGTTGTATACCATCTACCTCGAAGGTTATTTTAATATTTTGATCTGCCATAGTTATCTACAAATATATTTGTTGTCCATTTTGAATTAGAAGGACAGGTGATTGATAGGTTACATTCTTTCTTTGTAACATCTTTTGTGAAGGTATCTTTAGAGGTAACCAACACATCCCATGTTGATAGGCTCCCATACCAAATGCATTTCTACATCTATTACCTGGACGGTTGATAGCGATCTGTATCACACGAGGCTCATAGGGATCTTCTAATGGTCTAACGGTTGCGTATGTTATATCCCAAGGTCCCATCTTTTTACACTCTTCCATCAGTGCGATAATCTTGGGTGGATCGTAGGGTCCATTGATTACCACATCAATATCTTTAGTGTCATGTGATAGTATTCCGCCAACCAACCATAGATCATAACCTTCCCAGTCTAGATCCATGATTAGTTCTACATATCCTTTGTATTCGTCGTCGTGTATAGTCATTAGTAAAGTTCTGCTACAAAGATTAGGTTTTGCTGTGATTGCACTGTGCCGGCATTATAGAATTCGTTATCTGATCCACCACCACATTCACATGCTAGCAGTAAATCAAGTGCATCATAGATACCGTCTGCTAAAGGACTATAGAACCATCCTTCTGCTGGACATTCTTCTGAGACATCTACTCTCATTATAACTATTCCATTATTAGCACCACCTGAAGGTCCATATTGTGCATATAGATTTGCCCATGTAGAATCCCATACATAATAACCATTAGTAGGTGAAGTATTAGTTCCATCATCTACTTTAATTACAACAGCATCAAAGCTTTCACCAACGGTTTCTCCATCACATAGACCACCTACGTCCCATTCTCTCAAGTATGTAATATCACTTGTAGGAATTACAACTTGACAACTAACAAGCACTGTTCTTTCAATCTCACAACCATTATCATCTTCTATAGTATAACCTAGTTCAGAGTTACCTAAACCTGTTAGTGTAAATCCACTGTATTGTTGATCATCCCAGAATATTTGGTATGGTGCAGTTCCACCTGAAGGTGTAATAGTTATAGCACCATCAGATGTATTACAATCTGTAGGTTGTGTAATGTTTGCAGTTGCATTTAATTGTGTCGCACTTGATTGAGGAACTGTAACTGATTGTGTAGTAGTTCTTCCTTGTGCATCTGTCACTGTTAGTGCATAGGTTGCAGGTATCAAGTTAAAAATAGTAAATGGCATTGACATTGCTGTTCCTGTTAGTGTGCCAATTTGCCAACTAATAGGATATGTAATATCTGTTTGTGTAGTATCTACTGTAACAGAACCATTAGCACCTTGAAAACAAGATGGTGCATTAGTAGTTATTACTAGTGCGATAGATCCATTAATCTGTTCTATTGGTTTGTAGTCTAGTAGTTTAATTAATTCTACTTTAGTTTCTCCTAGGTCTCCTATCTCTGCATCTGTAATCTTCTCTGGTCTATAGTAGGAACCATTAACAAAGATAACGTCATCAAAGGAAAAATCCTGTAGGTCTACATTGTTTAGTATGAAGGTTGCTGTAACTCTTCTAGCAAATCTGGAATAGAGTGAGTCTATATAACCTCCCCAATATGTATTGTATAGAGACTGACCACTTTGTGAAGGATATCCAGTAACTGCATTACCCCAATATCCGATATCGTTAAACCAATTTAGAATAATTCCATCACTTTGCAACGGCCATTCTGAACTATATGATGCTAAAGGGTATACTGACCAACTATTATTGTTTTGGTCTCCTTCTATGCCTTGTAAATACCAGTGATTCTGGTGACCGTTACCTCCTGTTGGTTGTAAACCATTAAAGAATAGAAATCTTGTTTTAGGTTTAATCGGAAGGTGCTCTGTGCCACCGTCTCCTGACTCATGAACATGTATTTGTGGAATAATGAAAGGTGAATTAGCGGCGGTGCCTTCTAATCTTGCCATAGGTGTTGGTGCCCATTTAGTAGCAATCTCTCTACTTCCTGTTAGTAGCTCATTACCACTATCAAATCGGAGGTAACCATAGGTTTCCTTGTATGCTTCTCTGTGGTATTTGTTAATATAGTCATCATCTTCTTCATGTTTGAATTCTATCTCATCACTCTGTGTAAAGAATAGAGGTTGTATTTGAAAGTCTTTCTCATTTACTAATTTAGAGGACCAATCGTGTAATTGACCACTCGCTATATAGTTAACAAAGGGTTCGATAATGAATGTTGTTGGGTCGTTTCTTTTAGGTGCCATTACTAATCTAAAGGTAGTTAGAACATCTTTTAGAAATTCTATTTGTTTGTAGTCACAGTCAAATCCATTAGAGGGTAGTGATTCACCTGGTGCTACTAAACATTGAAACTCTTTGTTACGAACACGAGTCTGTGCACTACCACTTGCTCCATCTGCTTCACAATAGAGTGCTACTCTATCACCTGCACCGAGTGTAAAACTTCCTTGCACTGTGATTATCTGCCCTTGTCCTGCACCCCATGCTCCTGTAACATAGACTCCTGTTCCTGTTCCTGGCACATATGTGTCTGGGTCTACTAACAGTAATCTACCATCTACATAACTTGTAACTCCACTTCGTATATCGTCACCATTATAGAGACAACTTCCATCAAATGTATATAGACCTGGCGCTGTGTTTGGAACTGTATAGATACTTGCTGCACCATAATTATTACCAGGATCACTGATAGTTTCTTGAACCTCTAGATAATCATCCGCTGCTTGAGTGTTAAAGTCTGTTGCACTAAAAGTATTAATAGAGGTTATATCTGTTGGTTGATATACATCTGCAGTATTACCCCATGCTGATAGGTATATTTGTTTAAAGAATTCTGAGTCTAGGAATATACTTTCATATTGATAACCTGCATTGTCGAATAGTTCATCTAAACATCTCTTTACTCTAACGATAGGTTTCATACGAGCAACTTCTAGAGTCTTTAGTGCATTGCCATTATATCCACCTTTGAATATGCTATTATTATCATTTGGATTAAAGGTTGCTTGCTCTACATTACCATCCTCGTCATATGAGTTACCAAAGTCTACCATTGGATAGACTACATTACCGAATGCTAATCCATCATTACTTGTATAACCTGCTGTTGGGTATGTGTTCCAACTGGTTACAATATTCTGACCACTTTTAACATGTGCAAGATCTGTCATTAGGAGATCACACATAGCAGCATCGCCAATAGCACTAGAGAAGTCTCTGGTTTCACCAAGGAAAACTATCTCATAATCTATTCTGTCTTTAGATTGGTTAACATACACCTTCTGTAGACGGATATGTCCTTGTCTAAACTCGGCGCCATCTACTATTATTTCTGCAGGTTTCTTGACAGTAACATTATAGTCTTGTCCTTCTACCTCAAAGGCAGTTTTAAAGAACTGATTGTTTCTTCTCGAAGCAGGCACTCTAAATGTTCGACTAAAGACACTCTTTGCTTCTGCATTAGTAATGTCTTCGACCGACAGGTTTAGTTTAATAGGTTCTTGATCGTATAGATCTAGAAATTGCTGCTCGCCTTTAGAGGCACTTGTATAGACTTTTAATTGGATCATATTAACCTCTTTGTGATTTTAATTGGTTTGCTAATTTAAACCTAACATCGTATTGGAATAGTTTGTCTTTTCTGTATGTCTTTTCTGTGTAGGCATTAGAGAGAACCGTAGCACCGAACCATTCTAGGTCGTAACCAACTGGAGCATATGCACTACCTAATTTAACTCTAACATCAGGTGAAGTAAATAGACCTTGTAAATACTTTGCTTCATCATCTGTCATATAGTCGGTGAAGGCAGTAAACTCTTGCATTAGTTCTTGCGAGTAGGTTGTAGTTCCTCTGCTATATGTATCTACATCCCATCCGCTACCCGAGTAATCGATTAGTGATTGATCATAGTTATTCTTTCTGTTTCTGACTCTCTTGTCGTTTCTTTTAGTAAAGGTATAGAAGTCTCTAAAGCCGTATGAGTTTAACCAACTGAATTCTATATTATCAAAGTCTAGGCACTCTGGCTGCACTATATTAAACCTCTGTGTTTCCCATGCTGATCTGTCTGCATAACCTGTAGTAGTAGCTAAACAACTACCAGGAGTATACAACACTGGAGTAATATAATAGTGTGTTGTTAGGTTGCTCAATTGAAATACAGTTTCTGCTAACGAGCCTGTAGAGTATTGGTTGTATGAGAGGTTCTGTGGACCTGTGCCCATTGTAATGAAAGTATATGGATGATTGACAACAGTCCCATCTCCTGTCTCTACATTAGGACCACCTCCATTGGCTTGTATGTTAGGGATTATTTGATTCTGTAATTGGATGTTGTTTTGATATGAGACTATTCTAAAACCTTCAATACCTGTAACTTCTGCTGCAGGTGCTGGAGTTCCAATGACTACATGATTATACCAAGTAGTGCAAAAGTGGTCAGTTAGTAAAACATCTCTAACTTGAATTCTATCAGTAGGGTTAAATCCAGAGGGTATACCGTCTGTTACAGTGTTTGCTGCTATCGTAGTTGTCCAGTCTGATAGTATATCTCCTTGTGTATTATTAACCAAGGTGCAGGGCACTAGTTCATCGCCACCAAATGCAGTTCCATTGAATGCACTCCAACTAAAGTATTGGTCATAGTATTGTTTGATACCTCCGACTGTTTCTTTTGGAAATAGACTTTGCATCGTTGTTACACCACTTGTCTCTGATCCTATTTGTATGATATACCTAAAGGACTCTGCTGATGAGTCTTGTAGTGATAGGTTATAACTTCCTTGACCTAACGATTCTATATTACCTTGTGAAGGTGATACGTATGATTGAAGTATCTTCTGTATGTCAAAGATTGCATTACCTACGGAGTTAGCACTCTGTCTAACATCTGCTATAACTGAGTTATCTGATTGTTTGAGGACTTTTACTACATATTTGTCCGCAGCACCGAGGTTACTGAGTGTTAGTATGTTGGGTCCGTATGTCATGTCTAGTGGCGCAGGTTGTTGCGGTGCACTAATAATTGGAGGTGTTGGCATAATCTATTCTGTGAATTCTATGTTTTGTTCTATTGTAAATTTTAGGAGTTCTGCTGCATCTTTAATATACTCTGCAGTAGATGGATATCCTTTTAATCCTGGGTGTTTAAATTTAGCAGTGTCGTATTCAAACTTGCTGCTTGGTCCTTTGCCGTTAAATTGTCTTGAGACTATTCCGAGTGTAGAAGCACCTCTTCTTTTGGTTCCTATTACTCCGAAGATTTGATAGTAACCATAGTCTTTCATTCCAAAGGTTAGTTTGTTGTTTCTAACATTAGAGAAGATAGAGCGTTGGAGTTCATATGATCTATTCGTCCATCCTGCTGTTCTAACCTTTCTCTCTAGGTCTCTACCCATTTGTTGTAGACTTCTTTCAACTACAGTGTCTAGGTTTTCTGTAAATTCGTCTAGTGCTTCTACTAGTTCTGCAATACTTGGGTTATAATCGTTTGTCATTACTCTGCTACTTTGTATAATCTACCTTCCATTAGTCCTATTACTTGACCACCTGGTGCTGCATCTGGAATATTATGTTGACCAAAGTCCATTAACCAATTGAAATCTTTGTCAGGAGTTCCAGGTCCTGTTGATGTTAATGTAGCTGTTTGATAGGTCCATTCATTAATAGCACCGTTGGTTGGATCTATTGGAAGAATATAGAGACCTTCTGTTCCTGCTTTACCACTTCTAAAGCGCACCTCACCACTATCTGGCAGTGTCTGAAGGTTTTGTATTGCACCTTGCCATATAACATAATAGTCACCTGCTGGAAGATCATTCATTATGAACCTCTCTAGGGTTTCATAGTAATCTACTTGTGTTCCTGCGGCAACAGTAGCAGTTGTGATTAATTGATCCGCTCCGAACGGTGTTGGATCACATTCTATATCACCACCACTTCCACTACCACCACCTCTTGTAGGTAACGGTAACTCAAAGGTTAGTTGGGCGGTTGCTCCTGCTACTTCATCTTGGAATCTTTCTCTAAATACATTAACACTAACATTTAGTTCTACATCTAGGTTACCATAGATAGTGTGTTTAACGGCACCTAATAGATCATCTATAATTGCCATCATATCACTCTGAACCTTTAGGACTTCGCCTTGGTCCTTTGCCATTTCCATTACTACTAGATTAAAGTTATACATCATCATCTGTTGTTGACGTTGGTGTTGACCTGGCACTAGGAAGGCATAGGGATAGTCTGCACCATCTCCTGATTCGTCCAAGACTTTGATATCTGACAGTTGACCATAGCCTGTATCAGAGATCATCTGGTGTGATTCCATTAGAAGGGTTAACCTATCTACGATTTCTTTGTAATTCATATTCTCTTTGTTGTTGTTTCTTTTGGTTTAGTTCTTCCTGTGCTATGTCTTTCTTCATTGCAAGATAGTTGAACATTTCCTTTAGAGGTTGCTTTGTTATACTATCTATTTTCAGTGGATCTGAGCCACTCAAGTCTACTAGTATTCTATACCACGCCTTTGCTATCATGAAAGGTGTTTGAGGTTTAGAGTCTTCATCTTCCTCTAGTGGTTGCGGATCATAGTTAAATAGACCAGCATATTGTTTGTAGATATTATCTCTCCATTGTGAGTATCTTTCAATTACCCATAGCGCTTCAGTTGCTGTGTTTGTTTCTACTTCAAGGGTATTTAGACACTTTCTAATGGACTTCTGTAAACCTTGTGCAAGATAATATTCCATGTCTATGAACTGCCCTAGATTTAAAGTGTTAAAGTCCACTACTGGAACCTCTCTTCTTCTTTGCAAGGCAAGTGTTACTAGAACGGCACCTAATCTGAGTTGCTCATCGGTTGCAACGGCTAATACATCTAATGGGACTCCTGTTGCTATGTTGATTAGAGTTGCCCAATGCCCCTTGTATTCAAAGTCTAGAGACATCATCTTTTGCCATTGGTCAAGAGTTGGATCCTCTGTGATTGGAAACTTCTTGTTATCTATTTTTAGGTGTATCATATATCTACAAATATAGTTTGTTAGTATTTTGAACTACCCATCACGGTATACGAACCATAATGGCTTCTTTGTTTTCTGCACCAATTAGCAATTCCAAGTGATATGATATTATCGTCGTGATATCCTGGTGGGTGAGTATATCTAATTGATCTTGTTTTAGGGTTATAGTCATATGTAAACACTTCCATCTCACTCCAAAGGCTAGGGAACTCATGTCGTGGTGGTATACCTATTGTTAGTTCATTCATGTCTAGGATCAAGCCTTCTATTATCTCTTGCTTTGATTTGTTAGTGGTTACAAAAGGATCTGTCTTTGGGTATTTCAATCTCAGTTGGGCAAAAAGCGGATCGCCAATTCCGTTTACTTCGACCATTACTTGGGCCGTGTATTTCTTTGCTAGACTGGAGACTTCTTCTATCATTGTAGACCATTCACCTCCAGTCCTTCTAAAGTGATCGACTATTTGACCTTTGTGATCTAATACAATTGCTGAGGTATAATCATCTGCTTTACCCCAATCAACTCCCATAAAGTATGGACCTACACCTCTATCGCTTCTTTGGTTTCTATCTATATTACTAAAGACTTCTCCACCTGAGTCTAGGAATTCTGCTAGGTATTCTTGTTTAAATATATTTTCTGGAACTGTTCTCTTTGCTTCTTCTATATCTAGGTCATCAATGTATGGTGTATCGTAGCTCGAGCCCTTGTATGATTTGTATTGTGGGTGGTCTGGGTTCTTTCCTAGTTGATATAGATTATGAAACCAATTCTTTCCTTTTGGGGTTGATATCATTACTATACGGCGACCGTTAACTATTAGTGTAGGTTTAATGGCTTCTGCCCATGCTTCATCTTTAACGAATGCTGCTTCGTCTATTACTGCATGTGTATATGTTGCACCTCTAATACCATCATATCGCTCTGCTGATCTGAAGGTTATCTTGCTTCCTGTGTGTAATTCGAGTTCATTAGAAGAGAAGTTATTATTCTTTACTATTCCACTATCTGCTATTGCTGAATATAGGTCCTGGTGCACTTGTCTGACTTGACTGTAAATAGGACTGACCCATAGTATATTTGCCGGTCTCTCATTAATCCCCCAATAGAGAAGTAGATTCTGTGCTAGTAGAGTTTTTCCAAACTGTCTACCGCTAGCAATCACATGGTATTTCTCATTACCATTGATTATGCTATCTAACATCTCCTTTTGTTTAGGGTGTGGTGTGAAACCTTCAAATGTTTTACTCATTTACTCTATTGTCGTTGTCGTTAATATCTGGGCCAAATTTAAACTTTACATCTTTGAATAGGTCTTCACCTTCTTTTCCTGTTATCTCTTGTCTTGCTAACTTTGGTATAATGTATTCTGATAGACGTAACATTAGGTCCATCGCTTTCGCTGGATCATCTCCTGCTATTTGAGATAACCAGATAGACATGTTGTCAAGGTTATCTTCAGTTAGCTTTTGATATGCTATTCTAATCTCTTGTGTTTTCTTGTTAACAGTTCCTGGTTTTTTACCTGCTCTGTTAATATTAGGGTCTCCTTTTTTAAATCCCATCTTTCTTTTCTATTTTTTTTAATTCGTTTAATAGATCTTTTGCTGCCTTTGGTCCGACTGCTCTAATAGTAGCAACTATTTGTTCTTGCTCTTTCATAGTTAACGAGCCCTTTGGCGTTCTATATATGTGGTATGTGTTCATTAGTATATGTTGGTTTGTTTTTGATATTCTTGATAGACTCTATTCTTTACATTTCTCCAACATGACCCGCAACCATTTGGTTTCTTGTTTTCTCCTGTAATTAGGTTATACAAGTGGTATACATAGTCTCTCTTTAATTGTTCTGCTTTAGTGTTTCTAATGAATATATTTTGATTCTTTGAAATCCAAACTAATTGTTCCTGGTCCATATTAAAAGTCATTTAATTGTCTATCTATAATTTCTGCAAGGACTGCACTAGTCGATGCGTATGCTAGTCCTATCAATCCATACTCTACCATTAGTGGTATTAGTGTTAACCAAAAGGTAAAACATAGTGTGCAGTTAAAGGGTTTAAAGTCTAGTTTTAGTTTAGTTAGTAACCATCTAAAACCTTCAAAGTTTTGTATCACTGCTCCTAGCGTTGCCATTGCTATTAATTTAATTATTAAATCCATTTCTTTCTTCTATTTTTTGGGTTATATATTCTTGTGCCTCATTGACCGCCACACTAATACTTGTTCTTGGTATCATAGTTGCTCTTGATATTTTAGAATAGTTAGGAGTTTCACACCACATTTCAAACAAGACTGCTCGATACCATTGTTGCATGTTCTCTGCTTTCATGTCTTCTAGGATGCCTTTGCACATCTCTATTTTTAGATCTTCTTCTATATCATAATCAGATGCTAGATGACCTTCTAACTTGCTGAGCAGACCTTGATGCCCTGTTCTTGCTACTTCATCTAAACTATATGGATTCCATAGACCATTATCAAAACAATCAATACACTCTTCTCTTGTATGACCTTCTGCTTGAAATCTATCTGTTGCAAATACTCTACCACTTTGTCTATATAGTTTGTGGTATGGTGAGGTTGATGAATGATAGTTCCTATAGATTATACCTGATAGAAATTTCATACCTTCACCTCTATCTACAATTGCTTGTGACTGTGGATTTTTCATGAACTGTTCTATTGCATAGTGTGCTACTTCGCAATGTTCTTTGTCCTGAGTTATCTTTAGTGCCATTAGCACTATCTCATCGTAATTATCTGATAGAAACTTGTTCAAGTCTGTCGATATATTTTTTTAACATTATCACTGCTTCGTAATATTCATTAGGTATGAAGTAGTCTTTGATTAAATCTTCAATCTCTTCTATACAATGGTCAATTAAATACTCATCCGTTGTTTTTAATTCATGCACAAAGATATCGATTAAATGTATTTGAGTTTCCTCATCATACTTTAACCAATCCTTTGCCATTCCGGGATTATATTTTAATCTATTGTGCATCAACATCTACTCAAAGTCACTCACTCTAACCTCTCTAGAGTTATATGTTTTTAATCTTCTAAAGTGCCAGTGTAAATTAGTTCTTTCATCATCTAGGAATAGAGGTTCACCATCATTAAAGTCTGATATAATTTGACCAGGTTGACATCTACCTGCAAGAAACCAATACTTTCTAATTGCTTCGGGATCTTCAATATACATTCCACCAGTAGGTTGCATGTGACCTCTAACTTTTGGTTCGAATTCTGGTTTACATTGTATAGTAACTGTAGTATCACTAACAAGACCTATCTTGAAATACTTTCTGAGTCTTTCTAAATATATCTCATGCTTTGTGGTGCTTGCTCTAACTGCTAGTAAACATCTAAAATCATGGTTATGCATGTAAAATACAGTATCCCATTGCTTTGCCTCTTTAGTAACTAAATGTATGAAGGTTATTAGGACCAATTCATTATCAGTTAATTCTTCATCTTCTTCTACAAACCGTGGAACTGACAGTAATTCTTTGTATATTCTTTTCATAGTGTATATATTTAAATTTTAAAACAGAGAAAGTATATCATTTACATCGGATGGAATCGTGACTTCTGGTGCACTTTGTTTTGGTTGATTATTATTTAATAGTCTAATACATTGTGTGTCACCCCATTCACCCGGAATATTATAGAATGACATATAACCTTTCTCTACTAGATATCTTTGTGCATCAATAACTTCTTGCTCTGTATCAAGGTTTAAAATACCTGCTATGTTCTTTGTTCGGTTAACTACATTTTCACCATTTCTAGCGAATGCCATTATTAGTGTTAACATTTCACGGTGAATACCTTTTAGATTATCGTCAATACACATCCACTTTGGTATCTTTCTAGAATATTCTAGCATGTGTGCATAGTTACCTCGTCTAATGTATTCTCTAAATGTTTCGTTCTTTCTTTTTCTAATTGCCATAATTGAGTTGTTTAATTTAATT